ATGGCCAAGGATACCCGCGATACCCAGACCCTTGACGCCTTCCCGGTCAAGCCATTCAGGGGCCGGCCTCGCAAGGCTGACGCGCTCTCCAATGCTGAGCGGCAGCGCCTTTATCGTCAGCGGCAGGCAGCGAAAGCGCCCCAGGTGGATGCGGATGCCCTGATCCGCTTGCAGAAGGAGTTCGACCGGCACGTTGACGATGCGCGGGCTCTGGTGACTCATCTTCGAAAGACCATTGCCCAACTCGAGCGTGAGGTGGATCTGTGCCGGAAAGAGCGATCTGATGCCATGCGCGTCAACAGCCTTTACCGTGAGCGCCTGGTGCTCGCCGGGCTCCCCACGGACTACTAGCACCTCCGAACCTTCCCTAGTCAGGTGCCGCGCTCCCGGCTCGTCGGATCAGCTCCACCGATCCGGCGAACGGAAGCACGGGCGAAGCGAACACTTGACGTAACTCCCCCTGAAACAGCCTCCGCAAGGGAGGGAGGGGAAGCTCTATCTCCCCTGCCTCCCGAGCCCTCGGCGGCAAGAGCGGGATAGTAAGGGCAGCGCCCTTACGACTTTCTGATGCGCTTGCAGCTCACTACGAATTCAGCTTTTGGCATCGCATCGACGGACCGCCAGGCTTTTACGATTTCTTGGCCGATTTCTTGCCCGGCTTGCATGCACGCCTCTTGCGTGGCGAATCCGTCGATTAGGTGTGTTTCTCGTTGACTGCCAAGCGTGACTAGCACAAACAGCATCCATTCCATGAGGGCTCCTGGGTGGCTTTGCGGGACTCTCGATCTGGCCCCGGAGGGGTGGGGGTGCTGTTACACCCCCACTTCGGTGCGGAATCCCGCACTCCGTGATCACTCCTTTGAGCCGAACTCTTCCCGGAATTCAAGCACGTCCTTAGTCGTGATCTTGTCCAGGTACTTCCATAGCGTCGCGTTGATTAGGTCCGATTCCCGGACGTCGTCCTTGGTCTCAATGATCATTTTCACGCGGCGGTCTTTCACCTCGTCGACGAATTTGTCGCGTACTCGATATGCCTTCGACATGCACCGTTACCTGTCACAAGTGGTGGGCGTTATTCTGGCACGTGTTGCGCTGTTACAAGTTACTGAGGTATAAATCCCCTCGCCTGTAACACGTAACGTTGTTACAGGGGTGCTAGGACAGCCTGGGGTGGTCGATGTTCATTGATTGGTTAAGCGTTACTCAGGAGTTTCCGTACGACCTTCCGGTCGTGAGTGACGTATTCCGCATGACTGTCGATGCCTTGACTGGTGAGCATCTGGCGACAAGCCAGCCGCGCATAACTCACGAAGGCAGTTACTCCACAACGGTTTCTATCAGTGTCCAGGGGCGCAAGGTCACGGTTGAGGGCAACCCATCCCGGATCAATCGCCGGGACAATCTTTGGGGTTACACCCGCATCGAGCAGTGCATCGCTGTTTACAACCGGTTGCTTGCGGAGCGTGGCCTTCCGGGCTTCACACGCTGCCGTGAAATTTTCTTGCGTGACGGTGCGTCGGGCGCGAAGCCGGGTGATTGGGTGGCTGATGGTGCGGTGATCACCATGATTCACCTGACTAGCAATGTCGGGGTAGGGAAGGGGAATCAGCTCGATTATTTGCGCGGTCTTTCCAGTGTTCGCTATGGCCGGTTGATCCCGTTTCTCTTCCCGAACGGTCGGACTGTGAGTTGGACGACAAAGGGGGCCGACAAGGGTGCGCGGCTCCGTTACTTCAAGGTCTATGACAAGGCCTTTGAGCTTGAACAGCACCTGTTGCCTCGGATGCGTCGGGAGTTCGGCCCTGAATCCGAAGAGTGCCGCTATGCCGAACAACTGCGTGACTACTGCCTGGAACATGGCGTGGTGCGCTTTGAGCAAGAGCTAAAGAGCGAATTTCTTGCCCGCCTGAACCTCCGCTATTGGGGCCTTTTCGATGAACGCCGGTTTGAGCCGCTGCATGACGAATTCCTGGCCCTGGATTCCCGCTTAAAGGTGACTGCTATGGACCTCGCTTCGATCTCCGATCAGTTGTTGTTGGAAAAGGTTGTGGACACTCCGAAGGCCGCCCGGACGACTGCTTCTTATGCTCTGGAGTGGGCAACTGGTGGCAAGTTCGATTTTCATAAGCGCCAGGTGAAAGAACATGCTGCGCGTTTGAATCGGATCGGCATTGATATCCGCCAGCCATTTGATGTGACCCGTAACTCGCTGGTCTTCGTTCGTGAGGCTCGCGAGGTGGTTAAGACTTTCGATCTGATCGCGCCGAGCTGGTACCGGAAGCCTGTCGGTCATCTGCAATTGGTGGCGGCATGATTGCGCCGACTCTCGAAGTTCTCGCGCTGCTCGCCGGTGCCGTCACCCTGATTCACGTCCTGGGCGTGTGGGCTCGGTCATGACCTTGATTAACAGCCTTCAGGGTGTGCGTCTTTCGCCGAGTGAACGCCGCTCGCTTGAGCTTCGCCAGCGTGCCATGGCGGCGGTGAATCAGTCCGTCCTGCAACAGCAAGTTGCGGCCACGCTCCAGGCCCTGGAGCAGCACAAAGAGCAGGGCGGCAAGCCCGAAAAAGTCTGGTCCACGATCTCCAACGAAAAGGGCACGCCGTTCCTGGGCGACGTGTTCGGGTGGCCGTGATGGCTATCGAGATCAACCGCCAGTCGTACCTGTCGCTCCGGTCCTCGTTGGAGCTTGAACTGCTCGATGCCGGCATCGACTCGCCGGACCTGCTGAGCCGGCTTATGCGCCACGTGCTTGCCGCCGAATCCGCGACCCGCGCTGAGTCGCAAACCGTTCGCCGTGCGTTCGTTACGGCCCGTAGAAACCCGCTGCTGGGCGCAATCCCTCAGCACTCCCAGGGGCGCACAAATCGCCCGTATATCCGCAAGAGGAAACCCTAATGCCCTTCGTCTATCTCGGCCTGACTCGCGACGCCGGAACCTCGAAAAAGACCGGCAACGCCTATGACATCGCGGTCGTGCACTTCGCCGTCGATGCCACGCAATCGACCCGCCCCGATCGAAAGTTTGCCCTCGGCCTTGAGCCTCAGAATCTGCCGATCGCGCCGGAAGCGGTGAGCCAGTTCCAGCGCGTTGAACCGCTGTCGTCGGTGAATTTCGAGTTCGAGCCCGATCCTCGGAACATGCAGCGTAACCGTATTTGCGGCGTGAAACCGCTGCCGAAAACGGCTGCTCAGGCGGCGTCGTGAAATGAACTTCATCGCGTGCGACGGAACCTGGGCGCAATCCAACGGCGCAATAACGTGCGTTGGAACTCTGGTTCCTGTTGCGCGTGAAGAGTTGTCCCATTCGGGACTAAGTGCTGAGGATGCGGATTATTTGATAGGGCAGACCATCGCTCTGTTTGCCGTGATCTTCGGCGTCATTATCGTGCGAAAAGCACTCAAGTAACGGAGTATCGAATATGCAAAAGATGAAACAATTCATGGTTCGTGGTGGTGTTGTCCTGGGTTCACTGGGCCTGCTGGCTGGTCAAGCAATGGCGGAAGTACCGGCTGAGGCTACTGCGTCGCTGGCTGATGCCAAAGCCGATGGTGTTGCCATTGGCGGCGTCGTCCTGGGCGTCATCATCGCCATCGCGGCGTTCAAATACATTCGCCGCGCACTCTAACTTGCCCTGGGGCATGTAAGTAGCGAAGCCCCGCATTGCGGGGCTTTTCTTTTGGGGAGCCAGTATGTCAATCGATCCTAATTCATATGTTGTCGTGGTGGTTGCGGCTGCGTTTTGGGCGCTTTTCTTTCTTCGGCTGTAGGTGGTCGTCATGCGCAAGTTGATTGTTTGTTTGGTGGCCTTGTTTTCGGCGCATGCCTATTCTGCTGGCACTGGTTATTCGTGGTCGGTTCGTGATTATAGTGGCTCTTATGAGAGTCCGGCGGCGGCATGTGAGGGTGCGCGTGTTATAGCTGACCGAAGTACTGATTGGAGTTTTATAGAAGCAAGTGTGGCTAGCCTTAGCGGCGACCGTGGCTTCTGTTATATCAAGTATTTTGAGCGGTCTCGGCCGGACGTTATAAAGGAATGTTCGAACTGTGATACTTGGGCGCTAATTCGGTCTGGTAATGGCTGCAAGTCTGATGATGAAACTTATAATCCATCAACTGGCGTTTGTGAAACTTCAAATAAGTGCAAAGAGACTTATGGTCAAGAACTAATGCATGAACATAAGGTTGGTGCTGTAAAGGATGGGCACTTTACTGACCCTGTTGCGCCTCCTTCGTATCTATGCCAAAACTCCTGTCGTTATGGGTCGCCTGCGACTACTGGCAGCGGTAATGGCTATCGGATGGGGCAGGGTTTCGACGTTTTTGTTGTTTACTCGTATCTTGGCGAGGGCGTCGAGTGTGAGGCTGGTAGCTCACCTGACTCTAGTCCTCCTTCTGATAAGAGTCCTAGTGGTTCGAATAGTAGTGATTGCACAAATAAAGTTACTGATGCTGAGGGGCGTGTCCACTATAGTTGCACGAAAACTGATAGTTATCAGGACCCTGGGAATTTGAACTGCGGGACGGCGAATGGGCAGATTGTTTGCACGGTTTCAAAGCCGTCTCCGAACAAGACGGAAACTACTAGTAAAACGGATGTGACTGAATCGAAAAATCCGGACGGCTCAAGCGACAAGACTTCAACCACTGAAACCACTGTGACTACATGTAAGGGTATGAATGCTTGTAGTTCTTCCACTACAACTAATGTCACTAATGGAAGGACGAACTCTGATGGTACGGATGGCGGAAGCTCGACGGAATGCAAGGGGGCCGGTTGCAAGCCATCAGGGGAGGGCGCTGGTGGCGATTCTGAGGGTGAAGAGAAAGAGGAGGAGAAAGAGTCGTCTGTATCGGGTGATGAATCGTGCGATGCGGTGATTGCATGCGAGGGCGATGCGATCCAGTGTGCGATGCTTAAGCAGGAAAAGAAACAGACGTGCGCCTGGGACTATGAAAAGGCTAAGGGAACAATCGAGTCTGAAATTGCCAAGCCTGAGTATCGGTTAACTGAGACAACTATTAATACGGGTGAGCTATTCAATGCCGGTATTAGTGCGAGCCGTTGGTTGCCGTCCGCGTGTCCTGCGCCCAAGGTTATCTCGCTGAGTTCCGGCCCTAGTCAGACGTTTAGTTGGGAACCTGAGTGTCAAATGGCGTCGTCTTTGGCGCCGATTATTGTTGGTCTGGCGTCGTTGTTCTTCGCGGTTTATGTCGGACGTTCTATAGGAGGTTGATATGCCATTGTTCGTAGCGCTGTTTTCGTTTCTGAGTTCTGTCGCGGGTCCGCTGGTGGCCAAGGTGCTTATATCGCTCGGCGTCGGCGCTGTGACGTATGCGGGGATTAATCTGCTGATTAGCCAGGTGAAGACATATGCTATATCTCAGTTCGGCGCGGTGGGTGCTGATGTGGCGTCAATCCTAGGGCTGGCTAAGTTTGATGTGGCAATGAACATTATTTTTGCTGCGGTGGTTGCCAAGGCTGTTATCTCGGGCATGGATAAGGCTAGCGGCAGCATTACCAAGATTGGCAGTGTCGGTAAAGGGAGCTAACCATGTTTGTTCTCCGCACCGGTTTGCAGGGTAATAGTAAGACACTCAATACGATTAAAGAGGTCGACAATAAAGCCGCGAAAGAGGGTAGGACGGTCTACTATCACAACATTCGTGAGTTCAAGGCGGATCATCCGGCGATCAAAGCGGAATGGGTCGAGTTTGACAATCCGCAAGAGTGGTTCAAGCTTCCGCCCAACGCCATTATCGTGATCGATGAGGCGCAGTCGTTCTTTCGTGTGCGTTCGCAGGGTTCCAAGGTTCCTGAGTATGCCAGCGCCCTGGAGACGATGCGGCACTCCGGGCATGAGGTTCACGCGATCACGCAAAGCCCGATGTTGATCGATGCGCATATGCGCGAACTTTGTAACTGCCATATCCATTATCACCGGGGAAACGGCGGTAAAGTCGTCAAGCGCTGGGAGTTCCAGAAAGTTCAGACGGACGTGAATAAGAAGTATGACTTCGCGGATGGTGAAGCTACCCGGATCACCATCGATAAGACGTATTTCGGTTGTTATAAGTCTGTTGCGGATGGGGCTGAGCACCACTTCAAGTTCAAACCGCCTCGGGCGTTGTTCGTGCTTGTCGGTGCGGCGTTGGTCATTGGTTACCTGGGCTATGGCGTCTATGAGCGCCGTATTGCGACGCATGAGCCTGCCGAAGCCGTTCCCTCGGCTTCTTCGCCGAGCGTTGCGCCTGCGGCCTCTGTGGGTGTTCCTGACGTCGATCAGGTGCGTCACGTGACTGCCGGTGAGTATTTGGCGATGCGCAAGCCTCGGGTGGCTGATGTACCCAGTTCGGCACCGATCTATGACGAACTGACGCGACCGGTGGCGTATCCGAAGCCGTTTTGTCTGTCGTCGCGTGATGAGTACCTTGTGCATAAGAATCGCAAGCGCATGGTGACTGGGTATCGTGATGGCCGGTTGTACGGATGCCGTTGCAACAGCCAGCAAGGCACGCGCCTGGATATCTCGTTCGAGGCCTGTATGGCGTACGTCGAGCACGGTGCGTTCGATCCGGCAATTCCTGACCGCGTACCTGCGGCTGTCGGCGTGGCCGGGCCGGGCGAGGCACGAGCCGGTACGGCGGCGCCGATGGCTGCGAACTCGTCGATGGTTGCGCCGGAGAGTGCTGGCACTCGCGTGACGGTAGTGAATTCTGGCAAGCCTGGGCTGCTGTGGTGATAACCCTGGCTTCGCATAATGTATATTATGTTAAATTAAATATGTCGCTTATAGAGCCTTCGTGTCACCAGCCCTTGACTGCGCGAATTTGAAACTATTTGGCTCGGATATCGCTTCCTCGCTCGGCTCTGGTAGGTAAATATGGATGGGTATTCACCTAGGCCACGCACGTGGCGCTCAATGAGCCGCCACGCAGTTGTTTGACCACGCTCACTTGGCCGCCTCGGTGAAGAAGCCGTTGGAGATCAGCGACGAAGAAGCGTCGAGCAACCTCCCACAACCGACGGGCTTGATCGTGTCGAGTTTTTCGAAAGGCATCCATTGCCAATCGAGTGAGTCGTCACAGAGCATGATTGCGCCATCGTAATTGGCACTGTAGATGAAATTGTGCTCATGCATGCTCTGCTCGCCGATCACAATATTTTGCTCGATGACACCGAGGAACCGGTGCTCGCTTGTTGCTACTGCGAACTCTTCGGTGATTTCCCGGCTGACACCGCAGACCAGGGACTCACCGACTTTCAGCCGGCCACCAGGAAGTGCCCAACTGCCTTCGTTGTCTGTTTTCTTCTTCTGCACGAGTACTTCACCCTGCGCATTCCGGAGAAACACGGAACACCTGACCGAAAAACGATACTCGTCCGAATAGAACGTCACATCAGGACGATTTGGTGGCGTCAT